CTCCAGTTGCTTCAGGACCATACTCAAAATCTGTGAAGTTAAGGCTGGCGACATTGCCAAATCCGTGGGGCATACTTGGGATTGCTCTGCGGTCTGCAAAAATGTCATAATTAAACCCGACATAAAAAGCAGTTACTTCTTCGTCATTGTCAGGGCGGGGCTGGAAAAGAGCTGTTGCATCAATGACATTTTTAGCAGGTGTTAGTTGTGGGTGTTTTGGCTCCCACTCTTCAGGCTCAACACGATACCCCTCCCAAGTTGTCTTGAGGGATGGATAAGGAACTTTAAACCCAGACTGATCACTTATAGCCTGAGATTTTTTCCCAGTTGCGCGACGAGCTGCCATTAATAAAGACTCATTCCTGTTGGCCGTACTCTCATTGTCACCCCATCATTGTCTGTAATTGACGCGAATTCAAAAGACTTCTCGTAAACTTGATCAAGAAGCTGAAAACGATCTGGAGCAAATTTCATTGCGAGCTTGCTAGCAAGCCCTGAGCATATGCAATCCGACCAACGATATGGCACATCTGCCTCTTGATTGCTCGCACTAATATCCTCGAGTTGATTTATTGACCAGTAAACAAGACTGTAATTGGTACTGTCAGGGATCTGCCAAACATAAATTTCTGGGGTGTATTGTTTATCAAGCATGTACTGGCTTGGCTTCCCACTCGAAGTTTTGTTTGGGATCTGGTTATAATCAGCAATACTTATTCTCTCAACAGAAGTGTCTGTTGTGCTACCGCCTGAAGTGTCCCGAATAACAACGTCAATAAGATCAATTGTGCCTTCTGGCAAAGTATAAGGAGTTGTCTGCCCATTAACCAAATTTAGTGTGTCGGTTTTGACAGACCAGTAGTTTATTCCCCTGTTAGCAAACTCGCTAAATAGTAGATTTAAACTTCTTCTGGCAGATACCGCCTGATATCCTGTGCGAGTTTCATTGTCAATTCCGCAACGCTCATATGCTTCAGAGATTATCTGCTCAACATCTAGCCTAAATGCTACTGTTCCTGAAGTTGCCATCAAGCTCTCCTAATATTGCTTAATTGCCCGAATAACAATCTGGTAAGCATCGCCAGCAGCACCAGCACCTGTTGTCGTGAAGTCGACATCACCAGTTCCGTTTGCTCCATAAGAAGAAGTTGTTGGCAAGCCGCCGAATACAGAAAAATCTTGATAACCGGATTGATTTTCATCAAGGTGTAAAACTATTATATCTGTATCAGCATCAGCAAGAATTTCTGTTGTCATGCCTTTGATTACCCACCAACATTCAGCAATTCTAACTCCACTGCAACTATCACCATTCGCGCTTTTTTCTAAACCAGACACATCAATTTTATTAACTGCGCTTTCATCGCCTGTATCTACATACTGATACTGGAAAGAGAAAACACACTCTCTTGGGTTGTCTATAATTTTTACTACTTTTTTTAAATCAGCCACTAGCTTACTCCTTTTGAAGCAGGGGCCGAAGCCCCTGCGACAATTACAATATTAAGAGCTTTCAAAAATTTCACGACTAATTGTCGTATAATGAACATTAAGAGCCTCAGCTGCACCAGCACCAGCTTCAATACCGATGAAAGGAATGAAGTCTACATTATTTGTCAATGCAGTCGTCCTTGTTGTGCCTGATGCAACAGCAGTTCCCCCTGTGGAGCCAGAAGTGGTTGTTACATCGTACTGAACACCATTCACAAAGATCGCCGCTTCACGAGCAGCATTGATCTGAATTCGGAAATGATATTCTGTTTCAGCTTCAACTGTAATTGGCAATGCACTAATGAAATCAGTGCCACCAATGCTGTGTACAAAATGCCATACAGTAAAATCAGTGAAAACCTCAGAGTTTGTGGCATCTGTCTGAAATTTAAAGTATGCTTGGTTAGCGTCTGTTGCGACAAGCTGATCATTGGTCAACTTGAGGCCAGCCCAAACTTTTTGGTTATCAATAGCTGGAAGGCTAATTGAACATTCCCAATCAAGCTTGTTTTCAGTTCCCCATAAAGTGTCTGCCCAATAAGTTTCAGCAGTTCCGCTGTTCGGGCAAATGATTGCTTGGTCTTGATCAGCACCAGCTGTTGTTGCAATAATGCCGCCTCGTGTTGCATTTCGAGTAATAAGGGCAGAAGTTAAGCTTGTGCCAATGCCCATGAAGTGAGGGTCAGCCCCATTATTTGGCATAAAGGCTTTAGGAATTGCTCTTGCAAAAAGAGTTCCTGAGCCAAGGTCAATTGAGCCGCCAGTGTTGTTTGCAACTACTACTGTAACAACATTTGCTGCAGTAACTGAAGCTGTAATCATAAGATCAAGTACATCGATGCTCATTGATGCGACAGCAAAATCACCAAATACTGCACCAACAACTGCTACATCTTCTGCTAGTTCATCACCGTCAGCAATGCTTCCCCAGTCTTTAGTTTCAGAACCAGATAGATAGGTTGAAAGTTTAGGAAGGCCCACATCAAAATACTGTGTGGCGTAATACCTACGAGTGTCAAAAGCGCCACCACCATAAGCTGTTCTATTGCGAATAAGCCCTGTGGCTGTTTCTTTACTTACTAAATCAAAATTATTTTCCGACCTTACTGGGCCGCTGAAAGTTGTAGTACCCATGTCAATCTCCTGTCTTGGGTGTGTCAGCCGAAGCTGTCAGGATAAAATGGGGAGAAGTTTCCCTCTCCCCACAATTATTAGGCTGCGCCACCAGTTCCGAAAACGCCACGCCAATCGGTGAAACCGAAGGAATAACGCTCACGAACTTTGTAACGAACATTGCCTGTCTCGAAGTCGCCTTCCATGCCCTTTTTAAGAGGAGAGCGTTGGAAATGCTTCAGACCATCAGGAACATCAGTTGCAATAAAGAATGCATCTGAATCTGTGAGACGACGCATTACGTGATAGCCTTTTGGCAAGTAGCCGCCAGCGCGAATCGCGTTAATGTCGTTGTCTGCAGTTCCTGTGCGAAGCTGAGACTCAAGCAACCGCTCTGCCGTGAAAGCATAGGCAGTTGGGATAACCAGCATCTGACCTTGAGCAGCAACACGTAGGCCACGCTCATCTTTCATGTCAGAAATCTGAATTAACATTTGCTCAAGTGAAGTTTCAGACAGATCAGCGGCAGTTGCCAATGCATTCGACTGGCTACCTGTTCGGGTAACGTGATCAGTCGCACAAAGGGTTTTACCATCGCCACCAAGTACACCAGAACCAGAGAAAGCATTATTAAGGACATTTGCAGCCTTAATTTCTTTGGTTGAAGCCATCGAACGAGCGAGGGCTTTAGTGTAGCGAGAAGCGATAGAACCATACTGTCCATCTTCTTCAGCTTCTTCTGTGATTGAGAAAGCTAAGGCAACAGTCTCATGTTGATAGCGAGCTGTCCATTGCTGGGAAGCTGCATCATAAGAAATTGCTGCGCCTTCATTCTTCACAGGAGCGTTACCAAACCCTTCCAATAAGACATCTTCTTCAAATGCTTTTTGGGAAGTGTTGGCAGAAAATACCGCTGCATATTCTGCAGGGTATGTGTCGTACTCAAGACCGAAAAGAGTATTCAATCCAGGCTCAAGCATCTTAGCAAAGGCTGCTCTATTCATAGCCATTGTTCATACCTTCCTATATGCCAGCGATATTGGTGCCAAGGAGGTGCTCATTAATAGTGACCTCCATGACAGCATTTGCGCCGAATGAATTCTCTGGTGCATCATAAAGTGCAAGAATTTTGCAGGAAGCGATTCCTGCAGCCATCGTTCCACTTAATTCAAAACCAGATTGTCCTGTTGTTGTTGAGCCAGCACCTGCAACAACATCGCAACAATTTGCAATATTTGTTTGGGCAGGAGAGCCAGCAGATTGAACTTTAAACACAGTATACGGATCATCATAAATATATGCTATGATATTTGTAGCTGCAGTTCCTGTTGGCCAGTATTGGCTATAAATAAAAGAACCATCACTTGCAGTGTAAGACACTCCAGCAAATACTCCAATGTTATTAACCTCAGTAGCAGTGTGAGGTGTAACAACACCACCTGATGTTACTATGCAAAGATCACCCATGAAGATGTTTTCTGCAAGCTCAGATGTAATGGTGTATTTGTTGGCACGAGGTGCATTACCACTCATGTGACGGACTGGGACGAACCCAAAAGCGGCATCAGCGTTTGCCATTTTATTTCTCCATCTCTAAGTTGTTAATCATCCATGATCGAGACATCTCGACCTTGGCTAGTCGTGCTTGACCGTTCCTGTTGGATCGGGATTCCCCCATTTCTTCCTATCGCATCAAGTTCACCTGGGATTGATTCATTCTGTTCGTCTGATTTGCCAAGATAATATTTTTTCATAGATTTGAAAGTATCTTCTGGCATCTCACACAACAGCATTCCTTCAACGCCTATTGAACCTGCCCACTGCCCATGATTGATAGTTGGGTATCTCTTATCATCCACTGAGTCTGCGGGGCGAGGATTCCAGCCAGCTCGCATACGTTTGTATACGTTGTCTGGAGTATCTCTACCCTGAATCGAAGTAGCAACCCACCGTTGAACCATCCCAGAACGAGGGGTAGGTGCGTCCAACAGCGAAGGTGGTTTCCATGCAGTTTGAGGACGAGCCTCTTCTTCACGGAGTTCCTTTCGAGATTCGTTTGCTCTAACATTTCTTGCTTGTGCCATAATTAACTCCTTTTCTGCTGACGAATTTCAGCCTCATATTTTTTGAGGGCTGACTCGTCAGTTATTCCAAGTTCCCTTGCCATTCGCAATTGATCGTTAGATAAACGAATTCTATTGCCCTTATAAGATGAAGTCCCACCTGCAGTTGGTGCTACTGGAGATCTGCTTTTTGGCTTCGCCTTTACAGGCTCTTCATCAGAGTTTAGCTCAGGAAACAATTTCTGTAAACGATTGTTTAATTGTCCATAGTATTCGTCGGATTCTTTATCGTATCCTTCGAGATCTAACTGGACATCTATTGATCGTGCAGCCGCTGTTTCTCGCTCAAAACCGCCAGAATTAAACCATTTGTTCTCTTGCCACCAACCCATAGCTTTTTTTGGAGTTGGCGCTGTTTGAGGTTGTTGAGGTTGCCTTGGCTGTTGTTGAGCTTGTTGCTGTCTCTGATTATTTTGCATTTCAGAGATTCTAGCTGCAGCTCTCATGTCAGCAAGTTGCTCAGTAAAATTTAACTGTGCAGAGGTGTCACCCTCTTCGACAGCAACTTCAAAAGCTTTGCGAGTTTCGTTGTATCTTTGGTTAAAAGAGTTTTCAGCTTGCTGTTGAGCATTTTGTTGTGAGCCTTTTTCTAAACGCTCAAGTCGTGCTCGCAACTGGCTTGTCTCATCTTGGTGTTTTCGTGCCTGAACTTCTGCAGATCGACGTTGATCAACTAATTTTTTAATTCTTCGTTGAACTTTTTCGCCATATTCGCCATCTTCTTCTTTTGGCTCTTCAGAAGCTTCTACTTCTGTTTTTTCTGCTTCTGGCTCAACAATTTCAATTTCAAAATCTTCTTCAAGACCAGCCTTGCGCTGAGTAACTTTGATTTCACTCTCAATCTGATCAAGAGTTTCGTTCTGTTCTTCTTCTTGCATGGTGGCGTACTCCAAGTTATCGCCTATTGAACATATGCCGTGATTTCTACATCTTTAGGAATAATTGATGTAATTTCATCATCATTCAGAAGTAAAAGTTTAACACCATTTATAATAACTTTCTGGCCAGCGTACTTGCCATAGGTCACCTTGTCTCCAGCCTTTGGAAATGTGCCTTTCCAAGAAGTTCCAGTGTCACGATCCCTATAAGCAAGGTCACCTAGTGACAGCAAAACTCCATTTGCAGTTAGATACTCTTCATTATCTTGAGATTGTGATGGGAGAAAAATTCCTCCCGCTGTTTTAGTTTTTACTTGGCTTGCCTGAACTAAAACTTTCCACCCGATTGGTGTAGGAAGCTGGTGGGCTTCTATTGAAGATTGGCTTTCTTCATCAGTGTATAATTTAACTACGTTTTCATGTTGACGAGTCATGTTATTCGTCTCCTTCATTAAGTTTTTTCATCATTTCGTCGATAATTTCACAGGCTTGTTCTAAACCCTCTGCAACACCGACATTTTTTTGATATGCTTGGAAATCGCTCATACGACCTCCGACCATGTCATTAGCTATTGTTGTCTTCTGCTCCCGAAGATTCTTCTTTATCGACTTCAGCAGATCCGTGACTGTCATCTTGCAATCCTATCTTTCCACTGACACCTGTTACAAAAACTTCAACAACTTCTTCGTCGTCCATTTAATATCCTTTCTTTTTTATCATTGGTCTTGGTTTCTTTTTCAACACTGGTTTTTTCTTTAGCATTGGTTTCTTTTTACCATACATTTTCTTTCCTCCTTTCATTATTAGAGATGGGAATGATGCTCTGTTCATAATGTAAACTCTGCCCTCTTTTCGTTTATCCTCTCTTGAGCTAGTTTTTCAGCAAAATTAGTGTTATTTCCAAAAGTTGATTTTATTCCTGTTTTTGCTGCATTGTAGTTAGCAGGGTTGTAGTTTTTGCTTTCTACCCTTCCTGCAGTTACAAGGTCATTATAATGTTCTATAGCACTTTTTGCTGGGCCAACTGCAAAAGCAGGGGATAC